GCTGAATTTGATGAATCATTGCACCTGAGTATACCAGCCCGCTCTTCAATTGGGTCATTCGTCTGCCTGTTCATGGTGCAGACTACGTAACAGCCGTCAGCAGCTTCCCACTGCTTTGCACCGGGTATCAACAAGACCTGTGACAGATTTTCGGGTACCTTTGCTCCTGGAAACATCGGATATGAAGTTGTGTTTGTCTTGTTTGTGGCATACACTAGATTTGCCACGCCTGAAGGGCAGTATGAGTCTGATGTTGAGTCCCTGTAAACTGTCACTGCTCCTCCTGCATTGATCTTAGGTGTTGTGTTGTGTATTTCAAATCCTTTGGCTATCACTCGTGTGCGTCCGTTTGAGAAGTAGTTTGCAGGTAGTGCGTGTCCGTAAACGGTTGTTGATGAGGTTGTCATGTTCATGCCTGTCGTCGTGCTTTCCCTGACCACCACTCCACCTCTGTTGTATGTAGTTGGATTTGTTGTGTCTATTAGGAATGAGTTATCAAAATAGATTGCTGCGTTGATATCATTGTTCCTGAGCTGGACAGGTACTATAGTGTCCATATTATCCATGAAAACATGTACATCATAAGCACCTCCACCTACTGGTACCGAATATGATGAGCTCTGCTTCACGACCTGTACTATTGAGTTCGAGGTTATGAGATCTGGAAATCCGTCAACCCTCCTAGGTCTATCACCAAAGGGATCTAAGACATCTTCGAACCATTCCCTTCCTTCATTTGAGCCTCCTATTTTCTTAAAATCTCTTGTTATCTTTCTTTCTGCTCCATCTATTATGTCATTTGATTGTTTATTATCTTCCATTTGTTTTGTATGTTTTAATCGTAGTTCCCGTGACTATTGTTAGCTACACCCCACAGCCAGGATTCTTTGCTCATTGTTGTATGCTGTGGTTCATAGTGTTTCATAGTAGTTCAAGTTATCTGTCCATATCTTAAAAGGTCTTATCCCAGTCACTTGGCACGGCAATTCTGTGTTAGAACTGCTGTATGTTATGTATCTCTGGTAGTAATCAATGCAGTCTTTTTCAACGTAAGGCATTAACCATGGCATGCATATGGGACTGATTTCAATTTTATTTCTTAAATATTCCTCACAATGCAACTGCATTTCTATGCTTAATTTGTAGACCCTCGAATACAATATTCTTGTGTTTGGATGAACTTCCCTATTAATCAACTCTGCTAATTTGTCTTCGTTATCTATCTGTGTGAGAGTCTCGTTCCATCTATTTATTACCCATTCATTAGTTTTAAATTTAGTCATGACCTTAATCATGTACTTTCTATCTATATTTTGTGTCATTCTTAATCCGTATACAGCAAGTTCCTTCACAATTGGACAACCTGCGTTTTCATATAACATAGAAAGTGATTTGGATCTTAGTAGTGCTAAGTGCTTGTTCTTCCCAGCGCTGTTGTATTGTCTCGTCGCCCACCCAAAAGACATTAGGTTGCGAAAAGG